TGAATCATTTGTTTTCATTGAATTAATTTTATCTGCTATATACTCACTAACATCATTCTCGTCTTGCCTAATTTCTGGAGGCAATTCACCAGAATTTTTATAGTAATTAAACAAAGCATCTTTTAAGTTTTCACTTATATCTGCTTCACCATTTTTAACAGCTTGCAGTTCATTAAATAACTGATCACCTAATGCTGCTTTAATATCTTTCTCTTCCAAACTTAAACCATTTTTATCTAAATCATCTAAATCGAATTCTTCTCTTATAAGATTATTAATAGTTTTATATCTTGTTGATTCCTGATAGATAGGTAATCTATCCTTATGCTTAGGTTTGGGACTTGCTTCCGCTACACCTTGTCCTCTTACTTTTCGGATTATGAGTTGTCTATAACCAGGATTTGCCCTCATGGACTGTATAACTGGTCTAATCTCTGTCATATCATTAGGATCATATCCCATTAATTTAGCATATTGTCTAGCAAGTTCCAAGTCTGAATCACCTGCTGCCAAGTCCGAACCACCTGCTGTTGTGGTTGGTTTATAATCAATTAAGTTTGGCATTGGAACATCTTTGCCTAGATCGTTATCATCTACACCAACTTCTCTAGGTATACCATCACCTCTACTGCTTACTGAATAGAGTTTACGGTTCAATCTAAAATAAAATGGATCTTTCATCCTACCTGTCATTAAATGATAATGAACTCCGCTATTGCGACCTGGCTCAAAAACTTTACTAAAGTTCTCCCCCGGCTTAACCTCATAGGGATTTTCAGGGCTTGTTTCCATATTTTCTAGAAGTGCTGCTCTACCAGGCATAGGTTGTTCGCCTAATTTATCTACTGATTTCCACATACCCCAAGGTTTATTTCTTCTATTTGTTGCCATTGGCCCTTTGGTAGAAGGTAAACTAAAGTCTTGCGCTGGACCTATTTCTAAATCCTTTACAATTCCAGACCTACCTAATTTATCTTCAGGATCAGTTGGGTTAATCCTTCTACCAGCGCCTAATTGATATACCTCAGCGTCAGCTCTATCTAAAGCTGCTTGCTGGCCTTTTCTAATAGATTGATCTCTCTTATACTGCAAATATGCATCTAGCTCATTGTCTATTGCTGACTGTCTATTTGCACTATACGCAGCTATTCGTTCCATATCTCGTGATCGCATTGTATCATCAGGACTAGCAATAATTTTGCCTTCTGGACTATTTAAATGAATAGTAGCTGTTCTACCCTGTTTTGTATATGCTTTTTGTCGTTGTATTGCGTCTTGTTGTCTTGTAAACATTTCAGGCCTATTGCCTTTTGCAACAACAAAAAATGTTGACCCATACCCATATTCTTCTAACGAAGTTTCTGCAATTTGCGTATCCACATCTAATTCACTGGTCTTTTTAGGCGCTGTAGAAGGAGCAGCCGGAGCCGGTTTTTTAGGTTGACTAGGCAAATACGGCTGTTGAACACCTTCTGGTCCTTGAGGAGTGACAACTCTTTTTTGTTCCCCTGGAGTTAAAGAACTGCCCATATCTGGATTAGGGGGCGGGGTCATACCTGGACGCCATACTTCACCTTCTTTAACTTTCTTAGGTAATCCTTTATGTTTTGTGCTTGCATAATCTTTCGCAGCTTTATGACTCATATCTTTGGCAACTTTAGCTACTTCAGGACTTGCAGGTTTTTCGCCTTTCTGTGCAGCATGAACCATACCCATAAATTTTTGTTGGGCTTGGCTTACTGCTTTTTCTTTTAAGACCTCTTCACTTTCTTTTAATAAAGACTTACCATTTTCTAATTGTTTAGTGTCTGTAGGATCTTCTTTTAAACCATCCAAAGTCCTTACTAATTTGTAAAAATCTGCGTTCATCTTAATTTCCTTTAACTGGGCTAGGGATTTTGTTCTGACGACTACCAATTGGACTCATGTTTCCTAAAGGTACACTATTAGTGGTTTTGCCTTCTGGGCTTTTGCCGCCTGCAGGAATACTGTATTCGTATTTTCTTGTTTCTTCTAATTCCTTAATTAGTGAAGGAATACGAGCATCACCAACTAAATCTTTGTCGGGTTTTTCTGCAACCATTTCATCTTTGGATAAAACTACATCGCCAGATAAATTGCTTTTTTCTTTGCCTTCTAATGCTAGCTCGAAAGGACTATTTACAGGAGTAATTCGTAAACAACTTTGATGAATATTAAGTTGTTCTGCTATTAATCCTATTAACTGATCATCTGTACATGGATATTGAAGCTTAACATCAACTACATTAACTTCAACAGGCCCAGCATTTGGAAATAATGGACTTTCCTGTATAGGCAATCTTTTTACATTTTCTGTACTGATAAGATTATATGCCTCTAATACAGTCTTAAGTCTATTATTAAAATTTTTAGGCAATTCGCCTGCTAGTCTGATCCTAAAATCATATGTTCTATGACTTTCAGTCAAATATGTTTTAAAACTTTTCATAAACGATCCTATTATTATCTATTTATCGGAAAATTAAATTATTGTGGTTTATTTAGGATCTTATTTAAAAGACTATTACGATCCAATAACACTGCTTCCCCCTCTATTGGGGCGTCTTGCTCGTTGTTTTTAGCGGTTTGATCTAATCTTAATTTTTTAATTTGTAAGTCAACCATGCGCAATTTTTTATCTAATTTAGCTTGTTTTGCAGTAATTGCATGACCCAATAAAACTCCTGCAGTTTGAAAAATTGGACCACTAAACCTTGACTCAACACTCATACCTAAATCCATTAAGTCATTGAATTTGTCTTTAGCTAAAGTTGCAAGCTCATCTAATTCGTGATCACTGGCTTCAAGATCCCTAACACTAGGCAAAGCTACATCTATTTTGTCTATAGCGAGGTTTACATCTACCAAAGTTTGCTGCTGTTCTTTAATAAAATTTTCTGTAGTTGCTATATCTTCAGCTGAGTCTGATTGATTAGGCAAATTGAACAGGTCTTCTAATTTTTTTGTCATTATTTTGTACCTTGAAATATATGATTCTCATTGATAACACGAAACACTAAACCATTTGCAGCACAATAAGCCTTTGCTGCTTGCCATTTGTGTAAATTCAATATTACTGCAGCTTTGTCTTTATTTGATTTTGCAGATTCAATAAGCGTTTGATTTTTAGGCTTTATTTCTATTATTTCAGCATGTTTAACTTTATCTTTATCTTCATATAAAATAAAAAAATCAGGCACATATACTGTATTTTTGTTTGTAAATGGATTTCTATATGGGATTTGTATTGCTTCGCTAGCCCATTTTAAAATTGCAGGATTTGTATCACAAAAGGTCATAAACTTTTCTTCCCAACTGCTTCTATAAGTAGGCTGACCTTTACCCACATATTTGTCTGGGTTTTTAATTTTATATTTTCCCTGAGCAAATTTTAACATTTAAAATAATATAGATCTTGAGATATATGGATTAGTTACCGGCGGAACTTTAACCCCCAATAAACTTGTAGGTACTCTACTTAAATTTAAAAATAAAGCTAGATATGCATTTAATTCATTATTATCCAATTTTTGGAAGTCTGTTAAAACAACTAAAGGGTCTAAATTTTGTTCTTGTGCTGTGCTAATTACTACTTGTGTGAGTATTTTTGCACTTTCCTTATTTTGCGTATATTGCTCAAAATAACTATATATTGCATCATTTATGTTTTGACTTACCCCTACTACAGGATTATATATGTTGTTAAAAAATCTTGTTGTAGGGTTAGTCACTGTTGGTTGAGTTGTAAGTTGTGTCATTGTCTATGATCTTATTTGGCATTCCATGTATTTCTTATATCTTCTAATATTAATCAGAACTTACATCGTATGAACTTAAATTCGCACTTTGTATATCGGCTTCCACAGTTTGATCAGAATTAAAATTCCTGTCAACAATTGGAGCACCTGCAGGACTTGTTGCAACATAAGATTCTTCATCGCCCCAAAATCCACCAGGTCCTGCATTATTGCCTGATTTAGTAACTGTTTGAACTCCATCTAAATCAAGTGTACGCTGTGTCCCATCTACATAATTGTAACTTATAGAGCCATCTGGATTTTCTACTTTGGATGTTAAATTTACAGTAGGATTTTTGGGATCGTATCCGCCTGTTCCACTCCAAGTGCTGGTTAAATTTCTTATACTTCTTGTTGCTGAATCAAATACCTGACCTATTGCGCCAACTCCAGTGTTTACAATAGGCTGTAATAAATTATTTGTAGCTCTATAAATACCGGCGGTTGCTCCTGCACTTATTCCTCCAGCCACTATTTGCCCCAAGAATGATTTACCTAATCCTGTTTTAGCTAAAGTCTCATATACTTTCTTTCCAGCTACAACACCACCAACTGCACCCAATGTCTGGGAAATACCATTACTGATTACTGCAGTTGTTCCACCTACTGCTGTAACTACGCCTGTATTTGGATTAGTGATAAATCTAGTCCCAGTTTCAACATTGACATTTAATGATCTCATAGCATTTGCATTTATTTGATCTAATTGTTGTGGAGTATAAGCTTGTGACCCTGCAGGAATTGTGTATAGAACATTATTGTTGTTATCAAAAGCTACACTACTTCCATCTGCATAACTTCTTAAAGTAACCGGATAGCCAGACTGTCCATTAAAAATTTCTGGGGGTTTTGCTAAATTCTGATTCACATTGCCTGGATTAAAACCATTAGATGTTAAACTAAATGTACTAGGAACAAAAGTACCATTTTGTAAAGTTAAAACTTGGTTGGACCCAACATTGGGCTGTCCAGTCTGTGCATTAAATGGTATTCCAAATATACCTGCACCCAATTGTCCAACTGTAGGGCCAAAAGGTGAATTTTGCACTGTATCTGTTTGTAATCCCCGTTCTACGCCAGCTTGTGCTTGTGATATAGCTGCTCCACCAACACTAATCGCTGCGCCAGTTGCTAAAGTAGTAGTTGCTCCTCCCACTGTTGTTTGTACTGAGTTAGGATACGGACTATTACCAATGCTTGGATTTGTTCCTACTACACTTGACCCACCGACTCCGAAACCAGGAGTGCCACCTGCAGTTGGAAAAATTTGTCCAGTCAAACTGCCATTTAATGCACCATTTATAGCACTAGCACCAAATTGTCCAATTGTTAATTGTGCTGCTGATCTAAAATCTATATTTTTAATATTTTTGTATAAATTATATGCACCAAGTATATCACTAAATAGCCCTCTGCCACTTCCTTGCCCGTCTGGCCTTGCTAAATCTTGACTACCTGCAGTGCCTATTGCACCAATTAGTCCTGCTCCACTATAGATGTTAGTTGTGCTAGTACTAATTGGACTAGGAGTAGTATCATAATGTAATATACTGAACCCATTTACATCAACAGGATTTACAGTACCTACTCTGTATTTTACTGTTTCATAAGCAATGGTCATGGAATTTGTCATTGTTTCATTATTAGATGCAGAGTCATGTGTGCCATGACGCCATGCAGTTATAATAGGATTAATTAGTTTATATTCAGTAAATCGTTTATTGTGTAAACTAAAAATCTGAATATCTCTAAGAAACGGTATTAATTGTCTATTAATTGGGGTAAAACCCCACTTAGATCTTAGTCTTGAATCATACTTATGTGGTACACCATATAATTCTGAATTATAGTCACTGTCTCTATAGTAATAGGTATAATAATCATTCCAAAATTTATTCACTACATCTGCTGCATCATCATGAAACGATACACTAATTGGATCATAACTAATAGCATTTGTAACAATATTTTTCCTATTATAAGCATTATAAGTTTTATTACTAATAGAAAATTTAGGGAGATCTATTCTTTTTATCATTAGCCCAGCTTCATATTGTTCAAATATACTTTGGCTGCTAATTGCATTAGTACTAGCACCTATCATACTTGTTAACCCTGCTGTTACACTTTGGTTTATATTCAGTACAACATAATATAAAAAGCTTTGTTTAGGAGCAAGGCGTAAATTGTCTGCCACAAAAAGTTTAGTAGCATGTTGATATGGTTGTGTTTTTACATTTGAACCAATTGGTTTTAAATCTGCATTGTATAGTGAGGCCATAAATTTATTTAGTCATAAAAAAAGCTCGCTGAGCGAGCTTTTAAGGTTTTTCTTATTACTTTAGCCAGTAATTGTTCTACCTCTTTCTCTTGGTACAGGAGTACCTACACCACCTGGGTTAGAAGTTTGTAATGCATTGTCAAACCTAATTTGACAAGTGATAGTCATTGGATCATTACTGCCATAATCAGCATCACCATAGTTCACTGTGGCCAAGAAGCAACCATATAATTCCCAAGTTTCTAAAACTACTGGTTCAACTGTGCCGTTTCCGCCATCTAACATTTCTAGTTTGCTTACAAACTTGTAATCAATACCTGAACTTGCGCTAGCTTGTTCTAAGAAATCGAATTGTTTTTGTAATTGTTCGCCAACCAGTCTGCTTACATTACCACCAGCATCGTCTCGTAAGACAATTTGTATTGGTTCCCAAGTTGGTCTACCTGCTAGGTAAATCATACTATTATACACAGGTATAGTAACAGGGTTCATATTAACATTTGGTCTAGCAAAAGTAACTAATTGTTTTGTAAGTTCTGTTTTAGGATTAGTTACTCCAAAGTTTAGAAAGGTTCCCCTATATCTAAACTTGAGTTTTGGCATAAGTATACCTTCAGTGCTGGCACTTTGGTTACCACCTAAGTATACTGTAAAGTTTTTTAATGAAGATTGTGCCATATTATTATGCTCCTGTTCCAACGGCCGCTGCCGATGCTAAATTACCACTTTGGATCTCGCCAGGATTCTTGAGCCTAATTGGAATATATATAAACTCAACATCCTTAGTTGGCTGAATTGCTACATCTACCCATAACTGATTCTGTGCTATACGAGTTGGTGTATTATTTGTTGTATCGCACACTACTAGATAATCAGTAACACCTCGTTTAGCAATTAGATCATTTAATATACTAGAAACAATAGCAATTACAGCATTTCTAGTAATAGGATCATTTGGTTCAAATAAGAACGGTCTAACTGCAATATTAAGTTGTGTTCTTAAATAATTTGTTAGTCTTGCAACATTAATTCTATCCAATGCACTTGGTGTAGCAGATAATGTCTTTTGACCATAAATTAATAAGCCAGTTCCTGGCAATACTGTTAATGGGTTAATTTTGTTTTCATACATGATGTCTCGTAAGCCTTGATTTATACCAACACTAATAAATCTACCACTTTGACCATCAATATAACCTATTGCACTCACATTGTCTATTAATCCTCTGCGAGTACCAGCAGGCGCTAACCAGGGATAACCAACTGTGTCATTCTTAATTAATGCTCTTAACACTACATGACTTGGGGGA